TCGTTGTATAAGGAGTTGTGCATAATACTACATCAGTCTTTCATTAGCGATATCGCAGTATTCTTTACTTATCTCACTTCCTATAAAATTTCTATTGTTAGCCTTAGCCATTTTCGCAGTAGTTCCACTTCCCATAAAGCAATCATAAACTAAATCGCCTTCATTGCTCCAACTTATGATATGGTCATTTGCTAATTGTTCGGGAAATATCGCACTATGTCCATAAGCTATTTTGTCAGTAGTAGATTTCATATAACCTACTTTGTAAGTCCATATATTAGTCCTTCTTCCGTACTCATTTATTACAACATCTTTTCTTTTGCTTGTAGTTCCATCTGCGTTCCTTACTGTTTTACTACTTGTTTTTTTACCCGCTTGTTTATTTTTTCTGTCGCAAATTAGGTTATACGCTTTAGGTTTACCATTGCTAAATACAAACATATACTCCATACAGCTCCAGTATCTATTTGGAGAGGGTTTTTGAAATGAATCTTTATAGTATATCATAGTATCGTGAAGATTAAACCCACACTCTTTAAAATATAGGGCTTGTCTAAAACTTGTGCCAGTCTCGCTGCCTTTTATAGTAGCATCACCCACTACCCATACCACAACTCCACCTTCTTTAGTTACTCGGTAGAGTTCTTTGGCTATACTTTCAAAATCAAAACTATACCCATTGTACGTTCTCAAATTATCATAAGGTGGTGATGTTACAACTAAATCAACAAAGTTATCAGGCATTTTAGCCATTGTGTCAAGGCAACTTTCGTTATATATTTTATTTAGTTCCATCAATCTTTTGTGTTATAAATTGTCAAGGCATACCCTGACGTTACTGCAATTATTGTAAGGTTATATCCTTACTCTATACTTTCCACTTGGTTTGGATCGGGAATCGCGATATTGAATACCTCCGATGCAAACATCTGCGCCTCGTTTACCAACTCCATAAATTCCGAAGTGCTCAAGTCCGAAGTTCCCCTCTTCTCCTGGAATACCTCACCCTCCAAAACGCTCTCCTGCAAGATTACCGAATATCCATATTTTTGGATAATTAGATCGGTGATTAGCTGATGCGTTTGTTCTTTGTTTCGCGCCATTCCAGCCTCTCTGAAGCAGTCTTGGAAGATTGGTACTATAACTCCCCACCAATAAGCATTCTGTTCGTTAGATCGCTTCTTACGCCATCTCTCGATGGTGATGCTTACCTCTCGGCCTTCGTGTTGTCTTAATGCTGCCTCGAGTAGCGGCCTATTCTTGCGAACCTGACCGCCCTCGATTGAGCACTTTATCTCTATCTTTCTCACAATCCCCCGTGAATGTATTCAAAGCTATCGTCGTAGGGTGAACCGTTCTTCATGTAACGGTCTGATGCGATATCTAAGATGTCCTGCACCTCGTCGCTGATATTTACCTTGTAAACTAACCCGGTGTTGTCGTTCTCGATGTACGCGTAGTGGTTAAGGTTATCCAAGTGAATCTCCTTTGTCTTGTGGTTATTGCGATCGTCTTGGAAAACTTTGTAAGATACCTCTGCAAAGTACATTATCTCATCACGGTACTTTACATCCACCTCCAAACGTTCGTGGTCTGTATCGCAATCTTGATACGTGTCGAATGCGTAGCTGAAGTTCTCCTCTAAGTTGTTGAGGAATATCTGAATGTAGTCCTTGTGGCCGAAGATATCAATCGCGGCTCTCCATTGGTCTAAGCTAATTTCTATATCTGCAACTCTCATAACTCTATCTCTTCATTGATTACTGAATAGTGTAATTCGCTGGTAGTGTCGATGTCGAAATACTGATCTCCGATGTTAATCCGGGTGGTGCAGCTTTTAATCTCTACCTCGACCATTCCGATATCGTGGTCCTTTCTCCATTTCCACTTGGCTCGGGTTTCCAGAACTAACTTACCGTCGATGTTGGCCCGAATGTAGGTTTCATCCTGCTGGTAGTGGTTTACGATGTGATTGGTTACGCGCTCCAACTCGGACTCGATAACCTCTTGAAAATAATTGTAATTCATTGTAGTAAGTGTTGATTCAAAAACAAATATACACTTTATTTTAATATAAACTAAAAAGGTGCTGAATTTTTTTGTTCTTGAATCACATCGTCGGCATACCTGATCAACTCGGGAATCCAACTTACCTTCATCTTGCCCGTGCTACCTGCTCGGTTCTTCGCTATTATCCACTCACCCTTCCCTTCGGTGTTTGAGCCATCGTCGAACTCCATTAGTCCGTAATACTCTGGTCGGTGAAGGAAGCAAACCATATCGGCCTCCTGCTCTATTGAGCCTGATTCGCGAAGGTCTGATAACATCGGCTGCTTATTACCGCGCTCCTCTACTTTTCTGTTTAATTGGCTCAATGCGATTACCGTGCATTTGTGTTGCTTTGCAAGGTTCTTCATTGCCGTTGCGATCTCGTTAATTTCCTGCTCTCGCATATCCTTTGTGCCTGATATCCTTTGAATGTAGTCCACTGCTATTAAGTCTATCTTGCGCTTTCCTGCTTCCACTTGGATTCGGTTTTGAATCTGCGGAAGGGTTACCGATTCATCGATTGTTAAGTTCCACTTCTCGATTAGTGCAGCTGCTTTGTTGATCTTAATCCACTCTTCTTGGCTCAATCTTTTTCTTCTCATCTGCTCGGAATCTATCTTGGTGAGTTGAATAATCATTCGGCCTATTAACTCCGATGCAGTCATTTCTGCACTAACTACGTGAACGGACTTTCCATCGTAGCAGGCCTGCATTACCTCTCCAATCATTGCGGCCGTCTTACCCATTGCTGGCCGTGCTGCGAAGATAATTAGTTGTCCGGGTTGATAACCTCCAGTGAACTTGGTCATCATCTCAATACTGGACCTGATGCGGCTCGTGTCTGATTCTTGCAGTTGATCAATGAAGGTTTTTATTTGTGTCGTTGTGTCCTCGATTCGGTTGCCGTCTATCTGGACTGCTTCCTGGTAGTATTCGCCTACTTTTTTGAGCACGGTATCTATTGGATCGGCAAGGTTTATGGTCTTTATCTTGAGTGCTAACATCTCGATATTGCGCTTCATTTCCATCTCCAATAGTTGAGTAACGTAATACTCGATGCGCTCATTAGCTACCTTTTCCTGAAGCGTGAGTAGCATTACGGACCAACCCTCTTCTGGTGGTGTTTCGGTCTTTAGCTCGTGATCGAGTGCGAATACGTCGATTGTAGCTTTGTTGGATAATCTTTGCATTGCTCTCCATATCTTGCGATGTGGCTCGAAGTAAAAACTGGTTTCTCGAATCATTGAAGCGTATTGGAAGTAAAGTTGATTCCAGATGATGAACCTTCCCAGTACGCCTTCTTCGATGGTCTTGTCGTTCATAAGTTGATAGATTGGTAGTTGTTAGTTTTGGTGGACAATTTACTAAATTGATTCCGATCGTCGTTGCGGAGCCAATTACTCAATGCGCTTTTGTAGTTCTTGTACTTCTTGTTCTTCGCTTGGCAATAGTCCACTAACGTATCGAATGCCTTGCCGATGTCCTTATCTTTGAACTTAGGCGCGAGTTCCCGGACCACTCTCTCCCTTTCCTGAATGAAGTTGTTTAAGGTGTTATATATATTAGTTTCTTTATTACTATCTATATTATTATTATAGTGTAAACTTTGTTTACTATCATCGTGTAAACTTTGTTTACTATCGGTGTAAACTTTCTTTACAGTGTGTAAACTTTGTTTACTATCCTTATTTAGCTTCTCAACTGTATCATACCACAAGGTCGTGGACCGAAGATAGCTGGTGTTCTCGTCTTTCTCAATAAGGCCCTTTTCAATCAAACGATTAATAATCTTATGGACCGCGATTCGTGAAATGTTTAATGCATCTGCAAACCATTGCTTCGATGCGTAGCACCATCCTGGAATGTTACTACCGTTATAAGCACTCAGCCTATAAACCATTGAAGCTACTATGTATTCATTGGTGCTGATGTCGAGCTTCTTCTGCTCCTCGTGAAAAATTGTGGTGTATCTCATAATGTACAAATAAAAACCCCCGCGTCGATTGGACAAAACGCAGGGGTGATCATAGAAACTAAAACTAAATCTGTACGGAAGGTGTCCAATCTTCATTGCTAATATAAAAAAAATATTAATACCTCCGATAATAGTCAAATAATTTTTGCCGAAGGATATCCAACGTGTTTTCAATCCGCTCATCGAATGGCATCTGATTATTGATGGTGCGAACGTAGTGAACAACGCTGGAGTGATCGCGATTGATAAATCCTCCTATCGTGTAATAGGTGATCCCTGCATCCTCTTTGAGCAGATAACCGTAGTACATCCTCGCCATTACTTTGGGTTGCTTACGATTGGGTGATTGCGCCTCCTGAACCGTTACTCCGAAGTGATCGCAACAAACCTTGAGTACTTCGAATGGGTTTACCTTCCTGAACTCGTACCATTGCATTGGCCGATTGTACTCGACCTTGCCCTCTGGTGCAACGGGTGCAACTTTCTCTACTGAATAAGTGTAAACCGCTTTCATATCGTCTGAATTAATTGGTTGATGTATTCCCGAGCGTTATTTACTCGCTGTTGAAGGTCCTCGATAACGGACTGATCGTAACCTACCTCATAAACCTTTACGCGATGCTTCGGCTCAACTTGTGAATAGTCGTAGTGAATCCGGGTAAGGTCTTCGGGTGTTTCCATCAATACGTAAACTAACTCGGACTTCTTTAACCCAGTCAAGTGCATATAAACCTGAAGCTGGTAGTAGTAGTCCTTAGTCGGAATCTCACCCTCAAATAAAGGGAAGGTAAAGCAGTCCCAGCTGCTCTTGATATCCACCACCTTATCGCGTGGAAAGATAACATCGGGTGTGCCGGTAAAGAAGTCATCCTCGTAGCCATCCTCATTCTTAACTGCTAAATCCCAACCGAGCACCTTCTCTGCAAAGTTGATCGAATCCTGCTCCACCTCGATCCCTTTGGTAAGGTACTTGGAAGTGATAACCTGGCGCACTCCGTATATCTGCTCTTTGGTCCACTCCTGAAGATAGGATTTTGTGGTTTCTGAAAGTGCCTCCCCCTTT